TAATCTCATTTACGATTATGGGATGAGAAACCAGTAACATGGTTCTATCTTCTTCTTCAGAAGCAGCTACTCTGGCAAAGATTTCTTCACCTGATTTAAATTTGAGTGTGCAATAAAAATCGTCTTCTATCATACCTTTAATTGAATAGTGATTATCTCATAGTTAAAGTTTTCCTCATTATATGTTTTAATTCTTTCTATGAAATGGTTCAACGTGTAATTTCTTCTGGACTTAGTTGAGCAATCATCTGATATATCGTACAGAGTTGCTTTTACTTTGTCTTTTCCTTTTCTAAGAACTCGTCCAATACTCTGAAGATTGCGGATTCTTGATTTACTTGGAGAGGCAAAGATAACATTATGGAGTTTTTTAATATTGATACCTGTACTAAAAGTTCCATAAGAGGCAACGATAATAGCGTTGTTTTCTCGTTCTGTGATTTCTCTTACTCTTTCTCTTTCTTCTGCATCTACTCCTCCATGCACAAAAAATACCTTACGGTCATCACCCTTGTTTTTATTTATCTCATCGTAGAGTATGGCACCATGTGCTTCGACTCTTGCAAAAAGAACAAGTGTATTTCCCTTAAGATCTAAAGTGAGATTTTTTATAAATCTATTGCGTTGTTCGTGACTGATTAAATACTGTATCTCATCCTCATAAGTATCAAACTTTTGAGGTGGGTGTTTAAGTACAAGACATTGAATATCAAGTTGAGATAAGTGTCCTTGTCTCATCAACTCATCAGTTCTTGTTACTTTATATGATGGCCCAAACAATCCTTCTAAGACCCATTTATGTGTCTGTGTTCCATCAAGAGTTCCGGTGAAACCAAATCTATACTTAGCATGATGCAGTTTAGTCATAATCTGTATCAAAGATTTAGACTTGAATAAATGTGCTTCATCGCCTATAATAACACCATACTCTTCAAAGAAAGATCTCTCTAGTTTGTAAACAGATTGCCAGGTTGTAATTGTTACTGGAGCATCATTACTCTTCTCTCTACCGGAATAGATACGGTGACAATATGACTCAGCATCCCAACCATAATCAAGAAAGTCCTTATACATCTGTTCTACAAGAGATGTCGTTGGAACAACTAAAAGGATTTTTTGACCTTTGTCAACGTAATATCTTACGAGAGAATAAATCATCAAAGATTTGCCAGAAGCAGTGGGGCTTATCAATAGCTTTCTATTGTGCTTTAGAGCATCATATACTCCCTCAATTTGATATTTCCTGGGAGTATGAGAACAAATAGAATTCATATAATCTTTGACACCCTCGTATGATATAAAATCATTCTCCTCAAATGGAGTGCCATAAAATTTATTATCTTCAAACTTATAAGTATATCCGTAGTTCTTACAGAAGGATACAATCTTATCTAACAGACCGACATAGATTTGTTTGGAACGCATATCAAAGAGATGGATCTCTCCGTTCCAGTTTCTACCACGGTACTGTGGCATAAATTTTGCATTAGGAACCTCAAACTTAAAGTGATCTCTAAGTTCATATTCTATATGAGGTTCTGTATTAATCTTTAAAAATACTTCGTTTGATTTGGAAATAACAAGATTTGCTGTCGTGTCAATCACGTAGATCCATTCATCTACAAATATTTATTACATATTTTCAAACCTATGTTCTAACATAATTCTATAGAAGTGATCTCGCATTGCAAGTAAATCTTCTTGCTCCATAGGATCTCCACCACTCCATTTGTTGCATGCCTGAGAAAGTCCCGTGTGAATAACACGAACTGCTTCTATAGGTAACTCTACTCGATAATACTGATCGTCCTCGTCCATTATCCTAAACCTGAATTAAATCTCATGAATTCGATTGCGTTTTTGATTTGGTATGTGCGATTAGAAATTTGTTTTAGAATACTTTCAATGTATACAAGCATCGTATCATAGTAGTCAATTTTCAAACATACATTAGATAATTTTTCATCTGCATCTAGATACTTTTGCATAGTATCTTTATCACGAATTTTTTTGGGGAATGGATTCTCTATGTATACATCGGGGTCAGCTTTACCACTGAAGTATTCATATCTTTCATGACGAATATTCTTCCTTTGCTGTTCTGCTTTCTTTCTTAAAAGAAATATAGTATTATATAATTCAAAGTATTTTGCATGAAGAGTGGGAATATTTAAAGACTCTGTATGTAAATTATCGTTATCGATCTTTGAGTCTTTAGTCCACATCTCTTGAATCTTATCAAGATCTACGGTCATAAAGGAGTGTTGCTCAAATCAGTAAGGGTGTATATAGTATACTTGAAACTTACGTCTGCTGTAAAGTATTCAATATCTGTATCAGTTGCATCGAAAGATACAGTTGATATCGAATATGGAAATAAGTCTTTGAAGTTGACATTGAATTTGGGTACGAGATTACTACTTAAAATCTGCAGAGTACCATCAGAATATATGTTATCTCCTGCTTTACCAAAATTACCAGGAAGAACTGCTTCACTCTCTAATCTATCAAATTCAGTCAGTGATTCTGGGAAACCAAGTCCACGAATCCAATTTTGAATTTCCATATAGTTAACAAGATCTTCATCAACTAAAAATCTTATATTAAGATCTCCAAAACTAATCTTGTCACCAGGGACATCAATATCTTTTAAGTATGATGGTTGAATTGCAATACCAAGATTTAAATCTGGTATATTTGCCTGATTGCAGAAAAATGCGACACCTGGACTTCTCTTAAGAGAAAACTTAAACCCAGTGGGTGAAAGAAAATTTCTATTATCAAGAGGTGTTCCTGGTCTATCCTTAGGAGGTTTTCTTGTTTTTGTTGCCATCAATCCCAAGCCAAACTAGAACCTGTAAATCCACCATTTCTACCATCAGGATTTGCTTTAGCAGCATTCGCTTCTTCTTCCGTAGCGTAAGTTAGTTTTTTAGATGCGTCATCTGACCATCTATTATCACCTACAAAGTAAAGTGTAATGCTATTGTCAATGGATGCTGGTTTAGTAATATAGTATGCCATTTTAAGTATATCTCTACCCTGCTATTTAGATAAAAAAAAGACCCCCCTTGCGGGAGGTCTTGGAAAATCTCAGTGATTGATCACATGAGGTTCTTAACTGCAACACGTCTGTAGTAGCGGTTGCTGTTGACTCTGAGACGACCAGCGCCAATGGTGGTTCCTTCAGCGAATGGATTAGCGACCATGCCGTAGCGAGTCTTAAATCCGATTTTGGGCTGGAAGGTGTTCTCGCCAACTGCACGAACCATCTGAAGAGGAACGTATGGGCAGTAGAAGAGACCAGCGTCATAAGGAGAAGTGCCCTTATAACCAACAACGTAGTACTGGTTACCGGAAGCGGTAGCAGTGTTGTTGCCTTGGAGGTTTGCAGAATAAGGATCGATGTATACGCGATACTTACCTTGCAGAACACCAGCGAAGGTGTTACCGGTGTCATCAACGCTAAGGTTAGCGTTAAGTGCAGGGGTGTAATCGAGAATTCCTGCCATCGTGAGTGCGGAAGCAACGTCTGCGGAACACAGAATCATGTTGCCCTTTCCTCTACGAGTTCTTTGTGCGATTGCGTTAGCATCGCGCTCGATTTGGAACAGAAGACCCTTGAACTTCTCAACACTCCAGCGACCGTTAGAGTCGATGTCGAGGTCGAATACACCAGCGGTTGCGGTGTTGGAAACAGCACCTTGCTCAGCAATCTTATAGACGGTTCTGATAACTTCGCGGTTGATTTCAGCCAAGATCTCAGAAGAGAGGATGTTGGCGAGTTCCGCTTCAGCATTCAGACCGTGGATTGCCTTAAGGTCCTGTGCGAGTTCTAAGGAGTACTCTGCTTTCAGTGCTCTAGACTTAGCAGTAACGGTGACCTTCTCAATCGAGAATGCCATCTCGTTGAAGTTGTCTCCAGTGGTGCCGAGATCTTCAGCATCACCAGTCTGCATGCCCTGACCAACGTTATAGTTGGTGGAAACAGCAGAACCGACTGGGTTCAGAACAGCAGGGTTAGTACCAACATTAGTGGTAGAACCGATACCAGCTGGACGATCATCCATACCACCGGTAAGGTCGAATCCTTCGTTCTGACCTGCGAATCCAGTGTCTGCTTCGTTGAACAGTGCTTCTGGATTGGTGGATGCCTGACCGCTGTAGCGGGAGCGCATCGCGAAGATGAGTCCAGTAGGACCGGACATTGGTTGAACGCCTGCGAGGTCATATGCGACCAGGTTAGGCATTGAACGACGGATCAGGGAGATCAGTACGGGGTCGAAACCTGCAGTACCTGCAGCGTTTGTACCGGAACTGGTGTATCCACCGTTACCAACCGACATGGTTGGTTGCTCAGCAATCATGCCGCCTTGCTCAAAGGCGACTTGCTCTTGCATAAATTTTTCTTGGTTCTCTAGCAGGACGGCGGTTACCGCTCTACGATGGGGATCTGAGATTTTATCAAGACCCTCATAGTTGAGGAGAGGTGCCCACTTTTCCTGCAACTGTTCAGATTGGAACATTTGCTTTAAGTGTAATGTTTACGTTTGATTTAATGTTAAATTCAGTTTTGCAGAGTTGAACCCAGGGTTCTCAGGTATGCAGACATTGAGTTAGAGTAGGACTCAGGTGCTGCGTTGTCTACACCCTCAGAGAGGGTTTCGCTCTTCGATGTTGGAGTATTGTTTTTTGAGGAGAAATATGACTCCTTGAGTGTCTCCAACTTCTCACGATATTTTTCTTCACTTTCAAACTCTACACTTTCGGAAAGTGAGGCGAGCTTCTCTTTCTGGGTCTGTGCAAGACCTTCAGAGACTTGATCTAAGATTCCATCAGCAACCGACTCTGCGAGACGCTTGTTAAGGGAGATATTCTTTTCGATTTGCTCGTTGAGTTTTGTCTCCATGTCATCAAGTTTTCCTACCATGCTCTCAAGCACATCATACTTATCTTCAGGGATAGTTACATAATGCTCTTCAAACAGACCTCTCATTCCTTCAAGGAAAGATTCGGTCATTTCTGTCTTGAGTGCTTGCTCAATAACAAGTGCGTTCTCAGTGAACCACTCGTCGGATACATATTCAAGATAAGAATCAACTCGCTCTGCGAGTTCTTCTTTTGCTTCAGCAACTTCTTCTTCAAGTTTAGCAGCGTACTGCTCTTCAAGAGAAGTTTTTACTTCAGCAACCTTGGACTTAAGCGCGGCCTCGAAAATTACTTTGGCCTTCTCTCTGAATTCCTCAGAGAGTTCTTCGCCGCCAAGAAGTGCATTAACATCTTCTTCGATATCGACTTCATCTTCAGCGATGATCTCTTCTTCAGCAACTACATCTTCAGTGGAAACTTCTTCCTCTTCGATGGTCTCTTCAGTGTCGAGATCCTCTTCTTCTTTCATGCCTTTCATGGGTTCTGCTGGTTTTGCACCTTTGGTTACTACATCCTTGACTTGCTTGAGAGTTCCACCAGGAGTCTTCAGCTTTGCTGAGTCATCGTCTGGCTTATAATTCTCAGGAGTAGGACCCCCAAGATCTTCGTAAGAACCAGCGATGGACGTATCCATAGGTTCAGCTGGTTTCGCTCCGGCATTAACAGCAGTCGAGGATTGCTTTGTGCCTACTTCCATTTCTTGTAATTCTCCACGAGACATTTGAACGCTCCGTTTATCCGTTTTTAAAAACTATATTTATTTATAAATTATAATATTTTATATAATGAAATCAAATGCTATTTAAGAAGTCATTAAATAAGTTCAATTTATTTTCATCAAGTTGCTTTTGATTAGCTAGGGTGTTAATCTGCTTGTATGTTTTCTCAGCATACTTCTCACGAAGAATGCCACCATCCCATACCCAATCCTTTCCTTCCATAATACCTTCAACGAAGGCATCAGGAGCAGAAGGATCTGCAACAATGTCAGCAGCAGTTGCTAACATAAAATCATCACCAACTACGTTAGTGCCCTCACGGGTCATCTTTAATGAACCAATACCACGAGAAGAAACTCCGAGTTTTACTCCCTCACCAATAAGTGAAGATGCAATCTTACCCATTGGAGTATTGAGGATCTTTGCTTTACCAACAAAGTTAGAACCCGATTCCTTCAATGAGACAATCTTGTGTGATACTCTGTCGAGATTAACGGTTGGACCGTCAGGATGACCGAGTTCACCAAGTGCTCTACCAGCGACAACATTACTCTCATTGTAACGAGAAACTTCACGGCGAAGAGTCTCCATAGGATACATACGACCATTGCGGTTTTTGATGTTACCCTGAAGGAAAACTCCTTCGATATACAGAGATTTCTTGCCGTTTCTTGATTCGACAATAAATTCTACTGATTCAATTTCTTCTCTAATCAGTTTCATTTTAGTTTGCGCCCCCTGATGTCTGAACTTGTTGGAAATGAAGTTTCGCTGGGTTCGATCCTGAAGACGTAATAGCAGCAATTTTAATTGATGATCTCAACTCGGCATATCTCTTAGGTTGAGTATGTGCATACCCAACACCATAATCATGATCTACAGTGATTCTTGTGCCGTGAAGACCATTAAATCCTGCACTGTTATCTACAGCAGTAACTTCTTTATGGGAAAATTGCAAATAAGTTTGACTATCAAATGCAGTTAACGAAACATGGTCGCCAACTGAAAATGGAGATCCAGTTCCCTCAGGAAAGTCAATAATAGTTGAAGTTCCAGATGTAGAAACACCAACAACTCTTTGTGAAAGAGGTTTTCCGATTGAAATAACTTCTGCTTGTCCTGCACTAATTACGTAATTTGCTGAAGTTGCAGTTGGATCTCCACTTTCAACTTTAACGTGAACAACAGGTGCAGTATGACCAGTAGCAGGATCAGTGCCAATGGCAACAACTCTCATCGAGTCTGATTGTTGTGCTATAGCACTGCTACGAGCTGAAGTGCCCGTAACATCAAGGATTTGATTACTTCCAACCGGTTTATGTGCCATTATCCTTAAAAGATCATTTATAGTAGTTATTTATAATTTATCAAACACCATCTGTGGATTCAAGATCCTCATCAGAGATTTCTCCGATTTCTTCTTCATCTTCTTCAGATTCTACTTCACCAAAAGTCTGTGATGCCACATAGGGGCGGAAAGCATCAATTTTTTCTGCAGATTTTGCAAACAAAATGTCTTTAATCTTGTCACTGATTTGTGATGGAGAATCATCAGTCACGATAGCATCTAAAAGGTCATCCATTTAATTGTAATGTTATACGACTATGGGTATTTATATCTCACCACCCTTAGGTATTTCTGGTGCCTCTGTTGCAGACCCATCAATTTCAGGTTCCATCTGTGGTTGACCTAAATCTGCATCTGCTCCAGTGTCAAAAGGTTGGCCAGTCGCAGGGTCAATAGTTGCAGGATCTGGAATTATACCTGCTTTGATTTCTTTATCAATAAGTTTATCCTGCTCAATGATGTCCATGTCAGTTTGACGCAGAATCTGACGGCGAACATAATCTTGAGAATAATACTTACCAATATATGGTTCTGCAGTCTGAAGGAGAGTCAATCTCTCAGTCATCAGTTCTGCTTCTTTTAGTTCTGAAAAATGATTGTCATAGAGGAAGTCATACTGAATATGCTCACTCATAATCTCCCAATCTTCAGGAGTAATTACATTTTTTAGGATCAATTGGGTCTTCAACATATCATTAAACATGTTGGAGAATCTCTTTCTCAAACGACCCACAAACTTGGTAAACTTAAGTTCGTCTCTCAGGATTTCAGAAGATCTTCCCAAGTTAAACCCACCTTCACCATCCATTCTCGATGGAGGGACGTTAAGTGAACGATAGAGTTTCTTTTTAAAATACTCAATATCAGTGATTTCGCCCAGGTTCTGTCCTCCAGGGAGAGTGGAGATTTCTGTTCCTCTTCCACCTTCACGTCTTGGGAGCCAGAAGTCCTCAAGCATTGCCATGTACTTTTTGTCATCACGGATTTCTCCAGTGTCAGCATTGTATACGAGTTTGTTACGATAGCGCATCATAACATCACGGAGATATTGTTCTGCCTTGACCTTTGGAAGATTACCAACGTCAATGTAGAAAATCCTACGCTCAGGAGCACGGGACAATCTGTAGATGACCAGTGAATCCTCAATCATTCTAAGTTGATTGAGCGACTTGATGGCCTTATGAAGATACGATAGAGTTGACCCTTTGTTACGATCTACGAGACCAGATGTGCAATATGTAATTGAATCTTTTGCAATCTTAATACCCTGACTTCCACCAGTTGCTGTTGGGTTACCAGTTGGGTATTGAGATTTTGGATTATAGATGAAATACTCTTCTATTTCTGGGAAATTGTAATCCATTGGATCACTACTTCTCAGTTTTTGATATATGTTATTAGTTTTATCTCCGGGTTTCTTCTTTTCTTGTCTGATATAACGCATCTTCATTGCGTCAATATATCTCAACTCTTGAATTCCTGCCTCAGGATTCTTTAAATCAATAATTTTATGGTAATAAATGCGACCATCAATATACCAATTACGATAGATCTCGTGTGCCTTCTTATCAAAATCTAGAAGATCGAGAATATATTTAAACTCTTTGCGAATTTTTGTCTTAATACCATCGCTAGCATTGAGATTGGAAAGTTCAATCTCTACAGGACTATCATTACTATCAGAAACAATTGCTTCATTTACGATATCTTCAATTGCACTATCACATTCTGGATGAAGTGACATCTCACGATATCGTTTGATTAAATCAAACTCAGTTCTGAATACACCTTCAATGTCAACATAAGAACCAAAAAAACCACTACTCGCGTAGTGGTCAACCCCATCCTCATTATTAGGAGGAACGGGGGAGACCGCTGACGGAGAAAGTGGTTCTGTGTCCTCTATCGAGAACCCAAATAACTTGGACATGATTTATTTTATGAGTTTTCCTACGTCTATTTATCAACCGTTGGGAGTGTTAGATCCGGTGAGAATGTTGAAAGACTGTACTTGGAACTCAACAGTGAATTCTTCAATGGTATCTGAAGAATCATAGGAAAGGTCAATCTGAGAAACATTTGTTGGGAAAATATCAACAAATTCATACTCAGCAAGAACCGCGTTCCTATCACCGGCATTATCCTTACTGCTTGCAACTGATCCTCTACCAAGTTGATAGACTCTAGCATTAACCATGTAAGAACTTGGATCAGTAGAACCCAGGTTGTTATCCAACTTGGCGATCTGTTCTGACCAATCTTCCATCGCTCTTCTCAAGTTAAATGATTCATCATTAATGATGGTGATAGACCAGGTATCAATTGTTCTATCTCCAGCAACCTTAAATGTTCTGCCACGGAAAGGAACATCGATGGAAGCGATGTTCTGAGCAGGTAAGTTTGCTGCCTTACACATAAATCTAAAAGTTTCAGCATCCCAGTTTGGGATTACTGAAGATGGTAGAGTTGTGAGTTCTACCTCAAATAGATTGGGGCGAGCGCCGCCCCCAATCATTGTGGACTTAAAGTCAGAGATTGTTCTATTTTCTCTTGAAGTTGCCATTGCTTAAATTCCTCCTTTTGTTATTTAGATAATGTTATCAAACTCTACCGGCGACTTCTTCAAAACTAACGCCTGTGCGTGTAGCAACAAATGTCAGTGTGATGAAGTTGATAGACTTGGCAGGCTTCAGGAAGATGTCTGCTCTAAATTCATTATTATCAATAACATCGGGAGTATTGTTTGTGGTATCACAAACAACAAGGAATCCAAAGAGTCCTCTCTTTGCCTGTACATCACGGAGGAAAGGTTCAACGATGTTTCTGAAGTTTGCTCTTGTTAACTCGTCATTGAGTTCAAAGAGTTGTGCTTCTGCTGCTCTTTCAAGTGCCTGCTCAACCGTAAGGAAGAGGCGACGAACATTGATTCTATCGAATGCAGATGCGAATGAGAGTGCAGTCTTATCTCCAAACAGAATGGTTCCAACACCTGGTTTTGTGACGATGGAATTAATTCTGTTAGGATACAGTTTGTCTCTCTGAGCCCTGGTTGGGTTATATGCAAGTTTGATTGCATTGTTGATAGTACCACGCTGCTCACCAGCAGGTGAGAACCAAGGATATGCTTCGATTGCAGTTCTTGTCATAAGTCCAGCAACGTCAGCGTTGGTTGGAATATAACGGAACTTGTTATTGAAACGATCATAAGTGAACTTATAACCACTATCAAATACTGCGTATGAAGAAGAATTCAATACGGAGAAGTAGTTGATCAGATTATTAGTCTGAGTGGTTGTGTTAGTCAGGTTGACCAAGTTTGCTCTATGGGGTCCAATGACTGCCATGCAATCTTTTCTTGATTCTGCAAGGGAGATCAGGTAGTTTGCTTTTGCCTGAGATTCTGGTTCAGTGCTGCATCCTGGGCCCATGATCAGGTAGTCAACTTCAATCTCGTCTTTGTTTTCAAAGAGTTGATAGGAATTTTGAATGTTTGACAGCGAAGTTGTCATTCCGCCGTTGTTACCTGTTGCAGGAACTCCTCCAGTATAATCTTTACCATTACCTAAAGTATAGGTTACAGGTCCGATTGCATTAAAAGTAGTATCCTGTGCATTTTGTCCCCAAAGTCCACCAGAAGTGGTAACTGGAGTAAATGCTAAAGACTTAGTTCCAGAAGTTGAAGTAAATCCAACTGCTCTTGGATGCGTGTTGTGATGTGCATCAGATGCACTCGATGGATTTCCAGCAGCAAAAAGATTTTCTGAGAAATCTGCGAGGAAATCTTGATACCAAATTTTCTGTGGAGAATTTACACTGGAAACAGTGTCAACTGCTTTAGAGAGACCTACATGCTTCTCAAGAAGATTACCCTGAATTCCGGTTACACTTCCATCATCATCAAATACTACAATATGGAGAGCGTCTCCTCTACCATTTCTTTCGGTCGAATAGACGTTAGAAACTGGTTTTGGTGCGATAGATTTCCAGAATAATGTGGTGTTAGTAAGACCTATGGTCTGTTGATCGTACCAGTCAATTGCAGAGGTTGGTGTATATAATCCTTGATTTAATCCAGTTGTGTTAACACCTGAACTATTGACAAAATTAACTGCTCGATCAGCACCGAATGCGTTAGTAGTAGAACCCTCAGAATATGAGATTCTGGTTTCTGTTGCACCACCACCAACTGTTTCTACGCGAGAAACAACTTTAACATCAATTGTACTTGCTCCACCAGTAAGATCGGTGCTAATTCCAGTAATAATTCCTTTGATGTATCCAGTAAAACCAGTGGTAGTTCCGAGTCCAGCAACTGCAACGTTGTCTAAACTCTGAGTGATACCAGCACCAACTGTAACACCTGCCTGAATAAGACCAGTCGTTCCGATGCCGATTCTTTGGTCAGCAAGGTCGTCAATCAAACAAACCTTTAAACCATTTCCCCAGGAACCTGGATACTTAGCAGCAAAGTTATAATTGGTTGCGTCAGAGTAGTTATTAATATAATCGTCGTAGTTTTTAATTTTTAACGTTGTGGTTGCCGCAATACCGACACCTGCGTTTGCGTTAGTGAGGTTAGCTCCGTCAGTTCTTACTACTTTAAGAACACCACCATATGTGAGGTAGGAGGATGCACTCATCCAGTACTCATATTGAGTATCGGTCGAAAGTGGTTTTCCAAAGACACCAATAAGGTCTTGCTCAGTAGTTATGTCAATAGGTTCATCGACAGGTCCAAGTGGAAAAGGTCCAGCAATAGCGCCGATGTTGTCCAGTACATTCTCAGCTCTTCCTACTGTTAAGTCAACCTCTCTGACTCTTACGCCAGGAGATAATTGAGGAGTCGCCATGTTTTGATTCTCCGTGATCTCAGTTTATCTGAAAGTATTTAGAATTTGCTACACTTTCAGTGGGGAATTGAGACGTGAACTACCAGTCTGGATATTCCCATTTAATTGAAGACTTTTTTACTCTCTTTTTACAGCACTCTTTACATTCATATGAGTATGAAGAGGCAACTGCTCCTCTATCTTTTCTTGTTCTGTAAAAGGATTCTAGGAGATTTTTTATTTCTCCACAAGATCTACATTTCCTATCCTGTAAAAGTAGATGACCAAGTTTTATTTGACCATCTAAATCCATTACTGATATTCCCACATATAAGAACGATCACCATATTCATCTATACTTGCACTAAACCATCTATCTCCATCAGTATCAACAAAACTTGCATCATCTAATCCATCAGACATAAAACCAAATGGTGCCATGTCTTGTTCAATTTGATTTTTCTGTTCTTCATATAATCTCTTCCTTACATCCTGATCAGTTAACTCCTTGAAATAGTCCATCTGAACTAACCAAGCATAGATGACTAGACACATTGCTAAGTCATCATTGCAACCCTCTTCTGCTTCAAAAGAATTATGCTTTGAAATAAAAGTAGTCAGTTCTGAAATAATCTCATAGTCTTTGAAGATAAGTTTATCTTCTTCAATCATTGTCTTGAGATTAAGTGATCCGACCTTCTTGACGGTCTTGGACATCTTAACGCCAAGTTGTGTTTTCTTACCAGAAAAACCTTGACCAACAATTTGTCCTGCTCTACCACGCATCGAACACATCAATAGGTTTTGATACTCAAGATCATACTGAAGAATACTTGCAACTTGATCTCCAATATCATTTACTTCACATAAAATAAATGCACTATTATAATTTTTTGCTACTTCATAGATAACGTTGGGGAACAACATTGGTTTGATGTCATTATTCCTATACTTACATACAACTTTATGTGGGAAAGAAGTTATATCTACAACAACGAAAGCTGAGTAATCCTCACCAACTCCCCTTGCTACGTCAACAGTCATCACATAATCGTTTTTTTCCTGAGGTGGTTCGTAAACATCCAATCCAGCATTTCTTTGCAATGGATTGTCATAGACCATTGTCCTCAATTTACTTGGAGCAATTAGAGTATCAACAGATCCAAGGAACTCACATTCAAACTCAACTTTGAACTGTGCTTCTGATGTATTCTTGATGGTGGTTTTTTTCCACTTCTCATCTCTACCTGGAACTTCTGACCAATGAACGTCTGTAGGGACATAATCATTCTTTCCTTTTTCTGCATCGTGCCACAAACGGTAGAAGTGATTCATACCGTGAGGCGTGGATACGATAATTACCTTGGTGTTTTGACCAGAAGTAATAGTAGGATAAACAGATGCAAAGAAGGAGTCCGCAACATGGTTTGGAACGAAGGCGAATTCGTCGAGAAAGAGGATGTTGAACGACATACCTCGGACAGCACTTGCAGACGTAGATGCTGCCAAAATTTTACTGCCATTTTCTAACTCCAGAGATCCTTTGTTCCATGCTATAATACCCTGCTGCATCCATTTAGGTAAGTTTTCATATGCAGTTTGTAATCTTCCAAGAAGTTCCCTTGCGGTTGCTGCCTTGTTTGCCAAGATACCAATATTAACACTGTCGTTAAAAACTGCATAATGCAAAAGATACGATACCACAGTGGTAGATTTACCAGTCTGACGTGGCATCTTACAGATATTAAATCTGTTGTTGTGAAAGTTATTGATTAACTTCTCTTGAAAATGATATGGATGAAATTGAGTTAAACCCTCATCAAGAGAAATAATTTTGACGTAGTTATTTGCAAAGTATACGGGATCGTCCTTACACCTTAAAAATTCACGAACCCTTTCTTCTGTCCATTCGACTTGGACATTAGTTTTCTTTAGATTGGGATTACCAAGATATACACCATTATCAGACATAAGTCACTCAGCAATTCCACTTTCTAAGAGATTTATTGATTCTGCTATCTGGATCATTAGCAGTCTTAGAAGAAGTTAATTTCTTCTTCATCCCTTTCATTCTAGCGCAGAAGGATTTCCTACGGGGATTTCCAACCTTCTTGCTTGGTGCCTTGAGGTCAGATCCTGGATTTTCTCTCTCGTAAGACTTCCTTCCTTTTTCGTTAAGCCCGCCCGAGGCGGACTTACCGGACTTTTTTGTCCAGGCTGCTCCCTCCGCGACTTGGAGGACTGGTTGTCCTGGTTCATACTCGGAAACTGTGTACGTTAATAGTTTCGCGCCAGGATAAACCTTTGATACCTGATCTTGAACATCAGCTTTCGTTGGTTTAGATGTTTGTGGGAAGAACATCTTTAACATAATGGAAGAACTTCTAAATCTAAAGACAGCATTGATAATTTGCCCAGTTCTTGCGGGCATTCTTACTGCCTCTTCAATAGGACCAGGGCATTCTTTCATACCATGCACAGGGCACTCTTCGCCTTTATGATTGTGCATACATCCTTTCTTCTCATCAATCTGCTCACCATCATGTACAACCTCATCACCTGCTTTTACACAACGGTTATAAGTTTTGCCAAAGAGTTTTTGAGTTCCTGCTTTTTTGTAACCCTTCCAGCATTTCTTACCTGCCTCATCAAGCATCGCACTACCAATTCCTTTCGTTGGTCTTAGTGGATCTGGTGTGATAAGATCTTCCGTTTCTATTTCGAGAGGTTTATAATCATCTTTCCAATTTTCAAATTCTTCTTTCTTAGTTTTGTTTCCCCAGTTGGCAGCGCCAACTTTTCTACACTTGACCAGTGCTCCTGACGCATACGCACTTGGCCATACAGAGTAACGTGACTTGACTTTATGGTAGCAAGCATCTTTCTTGCCTTCCTCAATTTCAATCTCATCACCTACTTCTACATTATTTTCTGCGAACCATCCACGGTTTACTTCTAAAGCACACAGCACTTCTCCATCCGAAGCAACTGGACTCTCGTCAAATGGTTCTAACTGTTTGATGCTTTCGATTGTTCCATCCTCTTTTATGAAAGCAATATCAAGAGGAATTCTTGTTTCAGTCATATGGAACGACTGCTCTGCTACTTCATCAAAGATGAAAAGCATTCCGCTGTTAATATCTAAACTTTCACGGAACATAAGACCTAAATTAAAATCTCTAATATTATTAGGGATTTCAATGTTAAGTGGTAAAGTGACAAATTTTTCACTAATACCTGCTTTTCTCAAACGTTTAGCTTGACTCTTATGCATTTCAACTGCTTTGTCTAACTCCTTAGCGATACCCTTTACGCTTTTTTTCATTTCTTCTTTCATGGTTTTTTTGGGTTTGTCAGTTGAAACGTATGTTGGTTTTGCTGCACCAGTCTTTTGTGGTTGACCTGGATCCGCAGCTCTTTTTCTTCTCTGAGCAGACTCTCTTTCAGATTTGCTCATACTTGCTCTTTTTGCAGAAGACACACATTTAGGTGTTGACTTCTGTCCTGGTTGACGAGCACAGGGTTTTCCCGATACTACTTGAACCCAACCAGGTTTTCCTCCTTTTGATTTAGACTTACCAAACCAATCACGAAGACCTTCCTCACTTATTCCCGAGGAGGATCCACCATTGCCACTCCCATTCCCATTACCACCATTGCCATTACCATTACCATTAGAAACATTACCATTTTTTGGTTCGTCTACAGAGTGTCCATTTTCTTTGCGAAGGTATCCAGCACGGCCTACCATTTTGTAACCCTTTGGAATGGGTTTACATTTCTCATCAGTATAGCAGTAATACTGTCCTTCTGGACAGCGACCGTTCTTTTTCTCTTCGTTCATCTCTTTAGTCTTTTTCTTCATGGAGTTAATGAACTTTCTATAGACCGCTGCTTCTGAAGTCTTACCCATTTCTCTTGCTCTCTGTTCCATAGCAACTGCTGCCTGGATTTTGTGAGCGTGAGATCTTGATGAATTGCGAA